ACCCCTCTTTGGGATACACCATCACAGAAGAAGCGATTGAAGAAGCGATTGCTACTTCACCGATTGAAAACACGCGCACGGAAACTCTTTGCCAATGGATCGACTCCCTAAGTAGCCCGTGGCCTCATGGCATTCTTGAGGAAACATCTGACTCCGAGCTTGAGATGGCAGTCGGTGCTTATACAGTATTCGGCTTTGATGTTAGTCCGAGTAGGCGCAATGGCTCACTTGTTGCCGGCCAGTTGCTTCCAGATGGGCGGATCGGTATTGGAATTCTAGAGACTTACAGCTCTCAAGTTGCTATCGATGAGCTGAAGATGGCTGCAAGTATAAAGGCATGGTGTGACATCTATAAGCCACGGCTAGTGTGCTTTGACAAATACGCCACCCAGACTATTGCAGATCGTCTCCACAATTCTGGCGTTATCGTAGAAGATGTCTCTGGACAGCAATTCTACAAAGCCTGTGGAGACTTACTTGAAGGCTTGGTCAATCATCGAGTAGTCCACAATGGGCAAGCAGAGTTTATTCAGCAGATGAATAATTGTGCAGCTAAGGTCAATGACAGCGCATGGCGCATCATCAAGCGAAAATCTGCGGGAGATATCTCAGCACCTATTGGAATCGCGATGGCGGTTAGCAAGTTGATGATCCCTCAACCTAAGCCACAAATTTACGGTTAGACACGCCCATATCATATTGTCTAATTACTTGACAAATGGTATCCTTTATGACTATGGGTCTATTCCGCAAAACTGAAGCAATCTCTGAAGATAAGCGTTCATCGCTTTTAGCGCAATATGCCCCTAGCATTATGGGAGAAAATCTTAACTCCCTTTATAATTACATCCTGCCACGCGTTCAACGCAATGAGGCAATGTCAGTTCCATCTGTAGCTAAGTGCCGCAATTTGCTTTCAGGCGTTATCGGTGGATTGCCTCTTAATCTTTACCGTAACTCAACAGGTGAAGAATTAGGCAACCCTGTGTGGGTAGATCAGCCAGCTGTTAATCAGCCACGCTCTGTGACAATGGCGTGGACTGTAGATTCTTTACTTATGTATGGTGTTGCTTATTGGCAGGTTACAGAAGTTTATGCAGAAGATGGCAGACCTTCTCGATTCCAATGGATTCCAAATGTCAAAGTGACATTTACTACAGATCTTTATGGCATGACTGTTACTCAATACTTTATCGATGCAGTTGCAGTACCAATGTCAGGTCTTGGATCTCTTGTCACATTCCAATCATTTGACGAAGGTATCTTAGAGCGCGGATCAGAAACAATTAGAGCTGCAATCGATCTTCGTAAGGCAGCAGTATTAGCAGCATCAACTCCGATGCCTTCTGGAGTATTGCGTAACAATGGCGCTGACCTAGATCCTAAAGAGATTGCCGGACTTTTAGCAGCATGGAAAAATGCTAGACAAAATCGCTCAACTGCATACTTGACATCTACTTTGGAATACCAACCGACATCATTCTCACCTAAAGACATGATGTATGACGAAGCACAGCAATTCCTAGCAACTGAAATCGCTCGTCTATGCAATATTCCCGCTTACATGCTTTCAGCAGAAGCTAACTCATCTATGACTTATGCCAATGTGCTAGATGAACGTAAGCAATTCTTCTCGATGAGTCTTGCACCATATGTAAATGCAATTCAGGATCGTCTATCAATGGATGACATTACTGCTCGCGGTAACTCTGTTCGATTTGATGTTGATTCATCATTCCTAGCAACAGAACCAATGGAACGCTTGCTAGTAATTGAGAAAATGTTATCTCTAGGCTTGATCACAGTTGAGCAAGCTATGGAAATGGAAGATCTATCACCAAACGGAAGCGAGGGAATTGCTTAATGGATAAGCAGATTCTAACTTTCTCGTCTGAACTAACTGCGAACGTAGAAGAACGCACAATCTCAGGCAAGATCGTACCTATCGGAACTGGCGAAGTGGGCAACACTTCTGCTGGTCGAGTTGTATTTGAGAACGGATCTATCGCATTGCCTGAAGATCCAAAGAAGGTAAAACTTCTCAATCAACATAACACAAAAGACCCTCGCGGTCGCGCAACTTATTTCAATGAAGTTGCTAACGATGGTATCTATGCAACATTCTCTGTTAGCAAAAGCGACAAGGGAACACAAAGTTTAATCATGGCTGAAGAAGGCTTGGTTTCAGGTCTTAGCGTAGGCGTAGAAGTAATCACATCAAAAGTTAAGAGTGGCGTTATGCATGTTTCAGCCGCTCGACTTTTAGAAGTTTCATTGGTAACCGAGCCAGCGTTTAAGTCTGCTCAGGTTCTCGATGTAGCGGCTGAGGAAACTCCAGAGGTCGTAGAAGAAAACATCACCAACAGAAAGCGAGACAGCTGTGGAGAATACTCCAGAGACAGTTGCAGCACCAGTAGAAGCAGCAGCGGTTGAAGCTGCTCGTCCAACTGTAGTGACAGCAACTACATTCGTGCGCGAGCGCGTAGCACCAATCACTTCAGCACAATACCTAGAAGCTAACATCAAGGCAGCTTTGGGTGATGACGAATCACGCCGCGTAGTTCGCGCAGCAGATGATTCGACTTCAAACAATACTGGCCTAACTTTGCCACGCCACCTAGATACTTTTATCACAGACACCTTTACAGGTCGTCCAGCATTTGAAGCAGCAACACGCGCTGCTCTAATTGATTCAGGCATGAGCTTCACAGTTCCACGCCTTTACACAAACGCATCAACAGCAGATGTTGCTCCAACAGTTGCAGACACAAACGAAGGCGCAGCACCATCAGAAACTGGGATGACAAGTGCCTACGATACGGTCTCGATTGAAAAGTTTAGTGGACTTCAGAGAGTCAGTTTCGAGTTGGTAGACCGTTCATCTCCAGCATTCATGGAACTAATGATGGCAGAACTTCGCAAGGCATACGAGAAGGCTACAGATGCAGCACTTCTAGCACAGTTCATTGCTAACGGCACAACAGCGACAGGTACAGCAGCAACAGCAGCTGGACTTCAGAGCTTCATCTCTGTAGAAGGCGCAGCAGCTTACAAGGGTACAGGTGGGGACTTTGCTAACAAGCTAGTTGCTTCAACTGACCAATGGGCAGCAATCACAGGATACGCAGACACAACAGGTCGCCCACTTTACTCAGCACAGGGTGCAACATTCAATGCAGCAGGTAACGCAGTAGCGACATCTGTAGTTGGCGGAATCTTGGGCACAGATCTAATCGTGGATCACAACATTGCAGCATCAGGCATCGTTGATAACTCAGCATTCTTAGTTGCTCCATCTTCAGTCTATGTCTGGGAATCACCACAGACACAACTGCGAGTCAATGTTTTGACATCAGGCGAAATCGAGATCAACCTATACGGATACCTAGCCATCTATTTGGCTAAATCTGGCAAGGGTGTCAGAAAATACAATCTAGTTTAATCAACTAGGTAATTAAGTCGCTCTGAGGGGTAGTAGCCCTCTACCCCTCAGAGTCTTTAGAAAGGAAAAGATGGCACTAACAACAGTCGCAGAGCTTCGATCAACCCTCGGAGTCGGTACGCTGTACCCAGATGCCACCCTTCAAGAAGTCTGCGATGCATCCGATGCAGTTCTACTGCCTATGCTCTGGAAGCCTCAGTGGTTCGCAGTATCACATAGCAACATTGTGAACGAAGGCACTCTTTACTTTGACATTCCTGTCACAGACATCTTCTATGTTGGACAGACTGTAACTATTGCCAATTCAGGCAGTCGATACAACGGATCTAAAACTATTGCAACTGTTGGAGAGTATTCAATTTCAGTTCCAACTAATCACAGCACAATTCAACCTAAGCATCCTATTGAGCCTTTTGGCACAGTAACAGCAGAGACTTACACAGACTGGACAACAGACACAGCAGTTCAGAATGCAGCTTTGATGATCGCTGTTGAGATCTGGCAAGCGCGTACAGCCACCCTTTCAGGCAGTAACGCAGTCGATTTCCAGCCCTCACCTTATCGAATGAGCGCACAGCTACTCGCTAAGGTAAGAGGATTGATCGCGCATGCACTTGCGCCTACATCGATGGTGGGATAATGCCTGTTGCAATCACCACACTTAGAACCACATTAGCAACAGCGTTAGTCGATAATGCTAAGTGGCAGACCTTTGCCTTTCCACCTGCAACAGTCCTTGCTAACTCTGTGATCGTGTCTCCAGATGATCCTTACCTAACGCCTAGCAACAATCAGCACATTACTATCAGCCCGATGGCTAACTTTAAGATTATTATGACTGTGCCTTTGTTCGATAACGAAGGCAACTTAAACGGGATTGAAGATACTGTCTGTGGCGTGTTCGCTAAGCTCGCTGCATCATCTTTGACCTATAATGTAAGCGCAATCAGCGCACCTAGTATTCTCAACGCTGCTTCGGGTGACCTACTCAGCTGCGAGATGTCCGTATCAATCCTTACGAGTTGGAGTTAAAATGTCCGAGTGGGAAAAAGAAAACGAAGCCTTCCTGATCAAAATCGGGCAGGTAGCACCAACCGCACCAAAGCCAGCACCTACTAAGAAAGACGAGGAATAATCCTAATGGCTGTATTTCTAAACAATCAGGTCGGCGTTAAGATTAACTCTGTTGATCTTTCTGACCATGTCACAGCAGTAACAATTAACCGCACATTCGATGAGCTTGAGGTCACCGCAATGGGAGACTCCAGTCACAAGATGGTAAAAGGTTTGGAATCATCTACTGTAACTATTGATTTCCTAAACGACACAGCCGCAGCAAATGTTCTAGCAACATTGCAAGCAGCATGGGGAACAACAGTAACAGCAGTATTCTTACAGACAAAGGGAACAGCAGTATCTGCTACAAACCCTCTTTACACTGTCTCAATTCTTGTCAATAACACAACAGACATCAATGGTGCTGTTGGCGACATTGGCACTCAGTCAATTACATTCACATGCAACTCAACAGTTGCAGTAGCAACATCAGGCACATTCTAAACAACTAAACAAAGGGGCTAATCATGGCAAAACTAAAGATCGTTCGTACAGATGGAAGCGTTATTGAAGGCGAGATTACTCCAGCAGTGGAGTACGCATTTGAGATGTACGCTAAAAAGGGTTTCCACAAGGCTTTCCGCGATGAGGAAAAGCAGTCGGATGTTTATTGGTTGGCATGGGAAGTCACTCGCAGGTCAGGTGAAACTGTTAAGCCTTATGGAATGGAGTTCATCGAGACACTTAAATCTGTCTCGGTCGAGGACTCCGACCCTTTAGCTTAAAGCGCGATCTTCCATTCACCTATCTAATTGCTAGGCTAAGCATTAGGTTGGGAATCGCGCCACAGCAATTATTAGATTTAGATAAGACCATGCTAGATGCTCTAGTTCAAGGTCTAAAAGATGAGGCGAAAGAGGTGAGCGATGCCAGCAAGCGTAAAGGGCGGCGTTAATCTCCGCAAGGCTCTGAAGCAATACACTCCAGATCTTGCTAAGGCTTTGCCTAAAGAAATTGCAGCAGCGTTAAAACCGATCACACAATCTGCCAGAGGTTATCTGCCAGACGACAATCAAGTTTTAAGCAACTGGCTACCGCGTCAAGTAGGTGAAGCAACATTCCCGACTTACACAGCTCGTATTGCTCGCCGTGGTATTGGCTACAAGACATCACCTTCTAAGCCTAATCGCCGAGGATTTAGATCCCTTGCTCGCGTGTTTAACAATAGTGCCGCTGGAGCAATCTACGAAACAATGGGGCGCAAGACTCCGAGTTCTCGTTTTGTTGAGAATCAAAATGCCAAGTTCGGTCAGACCATGAAGGGTCGCGACAAGATGCAAGGTCGCGCTTTGTTTCGTGCATACGATGAAAACAATGGCAAGGCAAGAAAAGCAGTTCTTGATGCTATTCAGACTTCCGCTAACAAGTTAAATGCTAGGGCATCGGTGAGAGGTTAATCATGGCAAATGTAGTTATTGACATTGCAGCAGAATTCACAGGCAATAAGGCGTTCAAGCAAGCCGAGACTTCTACAGACAAACTTATCCGAGGCGTCAGAAAACTAGCTGCTGCATCTGGTCTTGCTTTTGGTACAGCACAAGTTATTGCTTTTGGCAAGGCATCAGTCAAGGCAGCACTTGATGCACAGGCTCAACAGCAGCGATTGGCTAACCTTGTAAAGGTAACAGTCGGCGCGAGCGATGCTCAGATTCAATCTCTCAATGACCAAGCACAAGCCTTGCAGGACATTGGTGTTGTTAATAAAGAAAACATCACACAGACTCAATCACAACTTGCAACATTCAATCTTCAGATCGATACGATTAAAGCCTTAACACCTGCCATCCTTGATTATGTAACAGCAGAAAAGGGCGCAGCAGCTTCTGCTGATGAGTTTAAGTCTATGACTAACGGATTGGCACAAGCCCTTAATGGAAACTTTGCCTCGCTTACTAAGGTCGGTTTTGTTCTTGACGAAACCACCAAGAAAACAATTAAGAACGGCACTGAAGCAGAAAGAGCAGCAGCTCTTGTCGCAGTTCTAGATTCAACCTACAAGGACTTTAATAAGAACCTTGCACTAACTGACGCAGGTCAAATGCAGATCCTAGCCAACGCAGCAGATGATGCGGCGGAGAACATCGGTGTAGGTTTGATTGATGCCTTAAAGACTTTGGGTAAGGATAACTCTGTAGATAATCTTGCAAATGACATGGAAAGAGCATCGCTTGGCGCGGCTGACTTTATCCGAGGCTTAGCAGAGATCACTAGCTTTGAGGTCAATGGTGATACTAAATCTTTGATCGGATTATTGACCACACCATTCAAGCGTTCTCTTTCTGCTGGACCTCTAGGATTTATTGCTCGTCAAGGCGTTAAGACAGCAGATGTCAAGGCTGCTGATAATGAGCATCTAAAGTCGTTGCAGAACCAATTTGTAGTTATCAAGAAAACCAATGATGTTAATAAGAAACTGACAGCCGATGAACTAAAGAAATTAAAGGCTGCTAAGTTAAAGCTGGCAATCGACAAAGCCAACCTTGCACTTGGCAACAGCGAGAGCATCTTTGACCTTGATAAGATTCAGGTCGCAGCAGCTCTTACTAATCAGGCTGAGCAACTAGGCAAGGCAACTAGCAGCGCACAGGCATTACAGATTGCCAACGACACTGCTCGCTTAAATGTTAAGAAGTCTATGCTTGCTTTAGAGGATGCTATTGCCTCTAAGGATGAAGCATCCATCATCGCTGCAACTAACAAACTTAACGCTGACCTTAAAATCCTCGGCGCATTATCTGGACAGAATGTAAAACTACAAGACATTGAGTCAATCCTTAAAACCTTAAAGCCAGCAGACTTAATCAATCTGGCTAACCTAGATGCTGCCATTGCCAAGATGATGGAGTTGCTAAAGCTGCAAGGCACTAAGACTCTTGTGCCAACTACAGGCACAACTATCACACAGCCATCTTCTGTATCTGCTGTGCAAGGTGCAACTACCATTGCAGGAACTAACCTGAGCGTGGCGGCACTTGGCGGAGTAGTAACACAGATCTTGCCTAACCTTAAAGAGTTCACGCCAGACACAGGCATGATCTCAGGCATAAGCCCTAATGGTCGTGAATACAATTACAGCGTCACAATTAACACAGGCATTGGTGACCCTAACGCTATTGCAGAAGCGATTGAAAATGTATTGGTTGAGGCTAACTACCGAGGCACACTCCGAGGAATGATAGCTGTATGACATGGCTTCCAGAATGGCGAATTACAGTAGGTGATGATGTCTATACGACTGTCACCTCTGTTTCTTTTGCATCTGGTCGCTTAGACATTGATCGACAAGCCACAGCAGGTTACTGCCAAGTAGAGATTATCAACACTACTGGAGCAGAGTTCACAATCAATGTGACAGAACCAGTAACTCTAGAACTAAAGAATGGCAGCGGCACTTATGTCACTGTATTCGGTGGAGAAGTATCAGATTTCAACATTGGTGTTAGAAGCCCAGAAGAAACTGGCTACATCACCACTGGCACAATTCTTGGCATTGGGTCATTGGCTAAGCTGACTAAGGTTGTTTATAACACAGCTCTTGCAGAAGGCTTGGATGGCGCACAGATTGCAGCCATTCTAGGTTCAGCCCTTAACCTTTCATGGGCAGAAGTTACTCCTACCCTTACATGGGCAACCTACCCTGCAACAACTACATGGAATGAAGCAGAGTCTTACATTGGCACTATTGACTCAGGCTTCTACACAATGATCGCACTTACAGCTAGTGCCTCTGCCAAGTCTCAGACCCTTGCAGATCAGATTGCTACTAGCGCACTAGGTCAACTTTACGAGGAGAAAGATGGAGATGTCTCCTATGACGATGCAGATCACAGATCTAACACTCTCTCAACAAATGGCTATACTTTCCTCGATGGCTCGTTTGCATCACCATCCTCTATCAAATCCACAACTCAGATTGCTCGCATCCGTAACAGCCTTATCTATCGCTACGCCACAGGATACGCTTCAACTTACAGTACCTCTGACACAGACTCTATAGCTTCTTACGGACTTTTTGAGCGTTCATTCGACTCTAACATCAAGAACCTTGCAGACATCACGGACATTGCCAACAGAGAGTTAAATCTAAGACGAGTGCCTAAAGGCTCACTTGGAGCAATTACTTTCCGTTTAGATAATCCAGACATGACAACGGCAATGCTTGACAGCCTTGTGGGAGTTTATTTTGGGCAGCCTGTTCTGATCAACAATCTGCCAAGCAACCTATTAGGTGGCACTTTTGAGGGCTTTGTGGAGAATGTAGCTCTTAGAGCGACTCCAAGTTATGTAGAAATAACCCTTTACATCTCAGCCACAGAGTTCTCACTATCAACGACACAATGGGACACAGTTTTGCCTAGCACAATAGACTGGGCAAGCACAAATGCTACACTTATCTGGAACAACGCGACAGGAGTATTATCTTAAATGGCAACATCACCGATCTATAGCTGGCCAGAGCCAGACAACACAGATCTAGTAAAGAATGGCGCGTTAGCGATTCGCACACTAGGCAATGCGATTGACACCACAATGGGCACAATGGTTGCTAAAACTATTGTCGATGCTAAGGGTGACATAATCGCTGCAACAGCAGCTGACACTGTATCTCGCCTAGCAGTTGGAACTAACAATCAGGTTCTTACAGCGGACTCATCAACTGCAACTGGATTGAAATGGGCTACTCCAGCAGGTGGTGGTGGAAAATTTGCTCAGATTGTTGATGCAACTTCCACAAGTCAAACAACAGTTACTTCAACAAGTTACGTCACAACTAATTTCACGGCAACAATCACTCCAACTGCCGCGAGTAGTAAAGTTTTAATTCAAGCAACACTACCTTTGTGGGGTCCAGGTGGTGGTCAGTCTATTTACATCACTATTTTTAGAGGAACAGTTGCAAGTGGTACAGATCTATCACCTACAAATGTGCTTTTATGGGCGACAAGCGCAGACACTCAAACGGGAGCGTTGTTGTTTCTTGATAGTCCATCAACAACATCTGCTCAAGTTTATACGATTGCAGCAAAAGTCGGCGGTGGAACGGGTTATGTGACCAACAGTGGCAGTCGAGCAGTTTTAACATTAACGGAGGTTTTAGCATAATGACAAACACAGAAATTGGAGAAGCCTTTAAGGTTTTAATTCCACAAGGTAATTGGGGCGCATTTTATGGCGATGCGAATAATGCTGAGGAATACGCAGCAGGCTTGTTATGGAACACAACAGGCACTCCGCCGACTTGGGAACAAGTTAAAGCAGTTGTTATCCCAGAACAAACTATTGCAGATAAATTAGCAGCTGCTGGTTTAACTCTTGATGAATTAAAGGCAGCACTTGGGCTGTGAAGCCAAAACTTTCTAAAGCTGCTTCACAGTTACGAGAGCAGATAGATGACTCGTTCCCAGATCGTGACCGCACATCGGATGGTTGGATCGGTGATACCCGACACGCTGCTCGCAAGTCTGATCATAATCCAGATGAGCAGGGCTGGGTTCGTGCCATCGACATCGATCGTGACTTATTCAAGGGATCAAAGCCAGACATTATGGGCGATCTTGCAGATCAGCTTCGTGCCTTATCAAAGTCAAAAGCAGACACGCGTATTGCTTACATCATCTTTGATGGGTACATCTGCTCCAAGATCCTTAACTGGAAGTGGCGCAAATACACAGGGGCTAACAAACATGTTAAGCACTGCCATGTTAGCTTTAAGAAAGAAGCTGACAATGATGGGGCTTTTTTTCAAGTATCTATGTTAGGCGGAGAATAATGAACATGAAGCATCCAGTAGTTATCGCAGTCGGAGCGTTCCTTGCAGTTAAGGTCACTTGATTAATTGCTGCCGAGTTTGACCACAAGCCAGCAGCCAAGCCTAGAATGTTTAATGATGATGAATTGTTTTCAGCTGTAAAGTCAATACTCACAGACTTGTTAGATGAGCCAGCGTAGTTAGGTATGTAGATGTCATTGTTAGAAAAGGTTGATGCTGTTGCAGCATTACCGACCGCATATACCCAGTCTATGTAAGTGCTGCCCCCTGTTGCCGAACCTGTGCTAGTTCCATTAAATCCATAAACAGCCAAAGATGCGTAGGTTGTAGATGAGCCGTTAAACTTCATCTGCGCAATCGATCTAGTAAGGGTTGAAGCGTCACGCAAAGATACTTTTAAGCATAAATCTGTGTAAGTGCTAGGTATAGAAGTAAAATCAATCGTTGCTGCACCCAATACACCTACGCTTACAGAGGCAATCTTAGTAAATGTAGTAGCCATTATGCCGCCTTAATTCCATAGAGGGTAAAGGTAGAGCCAGTAATAAAAGTAGATGAAGTAACACCAATAAGCACCGAGTTAATTGCTGAGGTGCTACGCCATAAACCTACCCAAGCCTCAACATAAGCAGACATAGAGTTACGAGCAAGATTAGTTTTATAGGTAGTTGTGTTGCTGTAATTCATAACATTAGCAATAGTCGTACCAATAGTTGTATTGGCATCACCAATTACTTGCTTAGTGTTACTTGTGTTTCTAAAACTTCCAGGAGATGAGCCGTCTCCATAAAGAATAGTCTGTGAATAATTTGATGCGGTATCACCATTGTATTGCAGGTAAATATTTGGCCCACCTGTAGTTACTGAGCCGTTGATTACAATTACTAAATCTGTATAACTGCCTGAGATGCTAGAAAAGGTAACAGTTGCAGCGGCAGAACCTAAGGTGGTAGTTGCGATTGGCTCGTATGTTGATGCCATTGTTTACCCCTTAATTCCGTATAGGGCGAAGGATGAGTATTGCTCAATATTGCCTGAGTCAAAGAAAAAAGTTAAAGATGTAACTGCCGCAGTATTACGCCAAGAACCTGAGTTAAGTGCAACCTCACCTGAACCGTTATTGTCAATCCCTGAAAGAGTGCGCACAGTTTTGTATTTATTTGTGTTTGCATAATCTAAGACGCTCACGACACCACCAGCAAAGACGCTTGCTGTACCTGATACCGCAGCACTTATAGCAATTTTATCCTGAGTTGCTGCACCAATAGAGGCAGCAGCTGAACCGTCACCAATTAAAAGGTGAGTTGAGTAATTAGTTGCTGTGTCTGTATTCATCTG